CGTGAACCATGGCCCACCAGCGACAGCTCATCCGAGAGGCCGTCAGGGCGCAGCTGCTCGGCAAGACCGCCGCGGCCGCCCGGGTCCACGAGACGCGGATGGTGCCCTGGCGCCAGGTCGAGCTCCCAGCCCTCTCCGTCTACGCGCTCTCGGAGCGCATCGACGCGGACAGCCAGAAGACCGCGCCGCGTGAGCTGACGCGGACCCTCAAGCTGCGGGTGGTGGGGGTCGTCCGGTTCAAGGACAACATCGACGACGCCCTCGACGAGCTGGCGCTCCAGGTCGAGCGCGCCCTCGACGCCGACCCCAACTTCGGCGGCACGGCCTTCGACTCCATCCTCAGCGACGTGGAGCTCGGCGTCGACGAGGAGAGCGGGAAGCCGCTGGGCGTCCTCGAGATGACCTATACGGTCACCTACCACACCGACGCCCCGGCGGCGGCCGACGTGGCCCCGCTCGCCGACTTCGCCACCGCAGGCATCACCACCGACCTCTCCGGGACGACAGCGCCGGGCAATCAGGCCCAGGACGTCGTCGCCGTCCCCGTCACCTAGGAGCGCCATGCTGATCAAGCCCGCACCCGGGAAGAGCGTCCGAGACCCCGTGACCCGCCTCGTCATCCCGGAGGACGGCCTCGAGATCGTCGGCGCGGAGCACGACCTCTACTGGGTCCGCCGCCTGGCCGACGGCGACGTCGTCGAGGCGAAGCCCACCACCGCCACGAAGGCCCCGGCCGCGAAGGCCAAGGAGTAGCCCGCCATGACGATCCCGTTCTCCTCGATCCCGTCCAACCTCCGGGTGCCGTTCGTCGCAGTGGAGTTCGACTCCTCCCGCGCGCAGCAGGGCGCCGCCGTCATGCCCTACCGCGCGCTCATCATCGGCCAGAAGCGGACGGGAGGCACCGGCACGATCAACACCATCCAGAAGGTGACCAGCGCCGACCAGGTGCTGACCCTGGCCGGCCGCGGTTCGATGCTCCACCGCCAGGCCCGGGCCTGGTTCGCCAACAACCGGTTCACCGAGACCTGGATCGGCATCCTCGACGACGCCGCCGCCGGCGTCGTGGCCACCGGGACCATCACCGTCACCGGGCCGGCGACCGCCGCCGGGACCATCAACCTCTACCTGGGCGGCGAGCTCGTCCAGGTGGCGGTGGCCAGCGGCGACGCCGCGACGGCCATCGCGACGGCCATCGCGGCCGCCATCACCGCCAACCCGGACCTCCCGGTCACGGCCGCCGCCGTCTCCGCCGTGGTCACGGTGACCCACCGCCACAAGGGCGAGGTCGGGCTCGACTTCGACATGCGGGCCAACTACCAGGACGGCGAGAGGCTGCCGGCCGGCGTCACGCTGGCCTTCGTGGCGATGAGCGCGGGCGCCACCAACCCGGTCCTCACCACGCTGCTCGCCGCCCTCGGCGACAACTGGTTCCACGTCTGGGCCCACGGGTACAAGGACACGACCTCCCTCACCGCCATCGAGAACGAGATGGCCAGCCGGTTCGGCCCGATGCGGATGATCGACGGCGTGGCCATCACCTCGGCCACCGGCACCCAGGGGACGCTCACCTCGCTGGGCAACGGCCGGAACAGCCCGAGCTCCACCATCGTGGCCCAGCCCGGGAAGAACCCCCTGACCCCGCCGAGCGAGTTCGCGGCCGCGGTCGCCGCGGTGGTCGCCTTCCACGGCAACGCCGACCCCGCCCGGCCGCTCCAGACGCTGCCGCTCGCCGGCGTGCGCGCCCCGGCGGAGGGCGATCGCTTCACCCTCACCGAGAGGAACCTGCTCCTCCTGGACGGCATCGCCACCACCAAGGCCGACGTGACCGGCGGGGTCCAGCTCGAGCGGATCGTCACGACCTACCAGACCAACTCGGCCGGCGCGGACGACACCGCCTACCTGGACGTCACCACGATGCTGACGCTCATGTACCTCCGCTACTCCTTCCGCACCCGGGTGGTCAGCCGCTACCCGCGGCACAAGCTGGCCAACGACGGGACCCGCTTCGGCGCCGGCCAGGCCGTGATGACCCCGAAGCTCGGGAAGGCGGAGGCCATCGCCTGGTTCCGGGACATGGAGGAGCTCGGCCTCGTCGAGGGCTTCGACCAGTTCAAGAACGACCTCCTGGTCGAGCGGTCCAGCACCGACCCGAACCGGCTCAACTTCCTCCTGCCGCCCGACCTCATCAACCAGCTGGTGGTCGGGGCGGCCAACATCCAGTTCCGCCTGTAGGCGGGAGAAGGGGCACGGACCATGGCTTCTCAGCGCAGGGGCGGGATCATCCAGCTGCAGGTCGCGGGCGAGCTGCAGGACGCCAAGGGCGACTTCACCGTCAACATCGGCCGCCCGAAGCGGGAGGCCATCATCGGGGCCGACACCGTCCACGGCTACAAGGAGACCCCGCAGGTCGCCTTCATCGAGGGCGAGATCACCGACCGCGGCACCCTCGACCTCGACAAGCTGGTGAGCATCGCCGACGCGACGGTGACCCTGGAGACCGCGACCGGCAAGGTCTACGTCCTCCGAAACGCCTGGTACGCCGGCGAGGGCACGCTCAACACGGGCGAGGGCAACATCGCCGTCCGGTTCGAGGGCCAGAGCGGCGAGGAGATCCGCTGATGGCCGGCGCCGACCCGGCGGTGGTGGCGCTCAAGGAGCCGATCACCTTCGGGTCCGAGTTCGTCACCGAGCTCCGCTTCCGCCGGCCCAAGGCCAAGGACTTCCGGCGCCTGCCGCTGGAGCCGGGGCTCGGCGACATGCTCGATCTCATCGGCGGGCTCACCGGCCAGCCGAAGGCGGTCGTCGACGAGCTCGGCGTGGAGGACATGCGCAAGGCCCTGGAGGTCGTCGGCAGTTTTTTGCCAGCTGGCCCGGCGACTGGCGGCACGGCCTCGCCGTGATCGCAGCCACCTTCCACTTCCCGGCCGCCGAGCTCTGGGAGATGGATGCCGAGGACCTGCAGCTCTGGGTAGATCAGGTGGCCTGGCTGAACACGCGGTAGCCGAGGGCCCCCGGGCCCGAGGGGAAAGGGTCGACGGCGATGGCCTCGGAGTATCCGCTCTCACTGGTCATCAAGGCCGTCGACAAGGCGACCGGGCCGCTCCGTGAGATCAACCGGAAGCTGCGGGCGTTCACCGAGCCAGTCCGCAAGCTCAACAACTCCTTCAAGGCGCTCTCCGACGAGGCCGGCCTCCCGCGCCTGACGAAGAGCATCGGCGGCCTCGGCCGAGCCGTCGGCAACGTCGGCTCGGAGGCGTTCTCCCTCGGCCTGAAGCTGGCCGGCATGGCGACCGCCGCCACGCTTGGCTTCTACGCCATCGTGAAGGGGGCGGTCGACGCCGGCGACAAGCTCGGCGAGATGGCCCAGCGCGTCGGCCTCACCGTCGACGCCTACGCCCAGCTCCAGTTCGCGGCCGCCCAGGCGGACGTCGAGCAGGAGGCCTTCAACGGGGCGATGGACCAGTTCAACAAGCGGCTCGGCGAGGCCAAGGCCGGGGGCGGGCCGCTGCTCTCCTTCCTGCAGCAGGTCGCGCCCGGGCTCGCCGCCCAGATGAAGGCGGCCAAGTCCACGGAGGAGGCCCTCGGCCTCCTCACCGACGCCTTCGAGAAGGTCCCGGACTCGGGGAAGCGGGCGGCGCTCTCGGCGGCGGCCTTCGGCAAGAGCGGCCTCCAGATGGGCCAGTTCCTGGGGCAGGGTAACAAGGCCCTCGCCGAGCAGCGGGCCGAGTTCGCCAAGATCGCCGGCTCCCAGGAGGAGTTCGCCCGGCGGGCGGGCGAGCTCGACAACGCCTCGAGGCGCACGGCCGTCTCCTTCGGGGCGCTCCGGAACGCGGCGATGGCCAAGCTCTTCCCGGCGCTGATCAAGCTCTCGGACGCGCTCACCGGCTTCATCGTGGCGCACGGCGACAAGGTCGCGGCGTTCTTCGAGCGGGTCGGCGACGCCATCGGGGACTGGGTCTCCAGCGGCGGCGTGGAGAAGCTGGCCGACCAGATCGGGGAGCTCGTCGAGAGCGTGAAAGTGGCCGTCGCCTGGATGGGTGGATGGAAGAACGTCATGATCGCGACCGGCCTGGTGATGGCGGGGCCGTTTCTGATGTCGATCGGCAGCCTGGCGAGCGCCCTCTGGACGCTGGGCGCCGCGGCCATCCCGCTCGTGACGCGCGCCGCGCTGATGCTCTGGCCGGCCATCGTGGCCGCCGCGAGCGCGGTGGGGAGCTTCATCATGGGGATCAACGTCGCCCCCATCATCGCCCTCGCCGGCACCATCTGGAGCGCCGCGGCCGCGGTGGGCGGGCTCATGCTGGCGGCCGCGCCGTTCATCATCGCCGCGGCGGCCGTCGGCGCCGCCGGCTACGCGATCTACAAGAACTGGGAGCCGCTCAAGGAGCTCTTCTCCGACATCGGCCAGCTCTGGGGTGCGATCAAGGAGACCGTCGGCAGCCCGATCGAGTCGCTCAAGGAGGCCGGCCGCTGGTGGGGCAAGGAGCTCGGCATCGGCGGCGGCGCGCCCCAGCTCGGCGCCGCTGCCGCACTCCCCCCTCCGGCCGCCGGCGCGCCCGGCTCGGCCC